AAGGTCTCTTTGTGATGTTGCTGTTTCGTTGAACAATTGTGCGTATTACACACAGTTGGACGACGCTGTATGGGAGGTTCATAAGACCGCCCCTCCAGGTTCGTTTGTTTATAAAAGTCTGGTAAAGTATTTGTCTGATAAAGTTCTTTTTAGAAGTTTGTTTATAGATGGCTCTAGTTGTTAAAGGGAAAGTGAACATCAATGAGTTTATCGACCTGACAAAAATGGAGAAGATCTTACCGTCGATGTTTACTCCTGTTAAGAGTGTCATGTGTTCCAAAGTTGATAAAATAATGGTTCATGAGAATGAATCGTTATCAGAGGTGAACCTTCTCAAAGGAGTCAAGCTTATTGATAGCGGATACGTTTGTTTAGCCGGTCTGGTCGTCACGGGCGAGTGGAACTTGCCTGACAATTGCAGGGGAGGAGTGAGCGTGTGTCTAGTGGACAAAAGGATGGAAAGAGCCGACGAAGCCACTCTCGGATCCTATTACACAGCAGCTGCAAAGAAGAGATTTCAGTTCAAGGTCGTTCCAAATTATGCCATAACCACCCAAGACGCGATGAAAAACGTTTGGCAAGTTTTGGTCAATATTAGAAATGTGAAGATGTCAGCGGGTTTTTGTCCGCTTTCGTTAGAGTTTGTGTCGGTGTGTATAGTTTATAGGAATAACATAAAACTAGGTTTGAGAGAGAAAATCACAAACGTGAGAGACGGAGGGCCCATGGAACTTACAGAAGAAGTTGTTGATGAGTTCATGGAAGATGTCCCTATGTCGATTAGGCTTGCAAAGTTTCGATCTCGAACCGGAAAAAAGAGTGATACCCGTAAAGGGAAAAATAATAGTAGTGATCGGTCACTGCCGAACAAGAACTATAGAAATGTTAAGGATTTTGGAGGAATGAGTTTTAAAAAGAATAATTTAATCGATGAGGATTCGGAGACTTCGGTCGCCGAATCAGATTCGTTTTAAATATGTCTTACAATATCACCACTCCATCTCAGTTCGTGTTCTTGTCATCTGCGTGGGCCGACCCGATAGAGTTAATTAATTTATGTACTAATGCCTTAGGCAATCAGTTCCAAACACAACAAGCTCGAACTGTCGTTCAACGACAATTCAGCGAGGTGTGGAAACCTTCGCCGCAAGTAACTGTCAGATTTCCTGAAAGTGACTTTAAGGTGTACAGGTACAATGCGGTACTAGACCCTCTAGTTACTGCACTGTTAGGGGCTTTCGATACTAGAAATAGAATAATAGAAGTTGAAAATCAGGCGAACCCGACGACTGCCGAAACGTTAGATGCTACTCGTAGAGTAGATGACGCAACGGTGGCCATAAGGAGCGCGATAAATAATTTAATAGTAGAATTGATTAGAGGAACCGGATCTTACAATAGGAGCTCTTTCGAGAGCTCTTCTGGTTTGGTTTGGACCTCTAGTCCGGCAACTTGAGGTAGTTAAGTTGCACAATAAATAACGGATTGTGTCCGAAATCACACGTGGTGCGTACGATAACGCATAGTGTTTTTCCCTCCACTTAAATCGAAGGGTTGTGTCTTGGATCGCGCGGGTCA